CTCAAAATATAATCCACACTTTCAAATTTTACCATACTGAAGTAGATAACCTAGAACATCTCCAGCATGAAATTGAAACGTTTTTATTATCCAAACTTCATTTATTTAACCCTGAGCGAGGTGCTAAAGCATATTCATATTTTGGTACTATAGTTAAACGTTGGTGTATTTTATATAATAATAAAAACTATAAGAATAAAGTAAATAATTCTACCATTGACCAATCCAATGAGGATAATTTGGGTCACTATACTTTAGATAAAAATCCTGATAAAGATGATTTATCTAATTTTATAGATGTATTTGTAGAATATGTAACTGAAAATATATTTGATTTATTTCCACGTGGAAATGATGCCCAAATAGCAGATGCAATATTGGAATTATTCCGCAATAGAGACCACTTAACTGTATTCCATAAAAAAGCACTATACATATACATCCACGAAATTCTCCCAGAAGTAAAATCCCCAAAAATTACTAAAATAGCTAATGGGTTAAAGAAAATATTCCAATCCAACTATATATTTTATACTGAAAACGGATATATTGATTTTGAATCTAACTAAATCATATATTTATACATAAAATACCATGAGTAATCTAGATGCTAATATATTCGGAAAAAAGAAATTTTCCGATTTACTTAAAGAAATATACGACAATCAAAAACTTAAAGCTCAACAAATATCCGCGTTAATTAACGAATTAAAACCATTAATCAACGATATAGGTGACGCTACCCTTATCGTGCCTTTAATCAAAGAATATATGGATTTAGGCCTTAAAAACGATGAACAATTAATCAAAATGGCCACTATAATTCAACGTGCTATAGGTACAGGTAAATCTGAATCTGAATCATTCGGTTTAACTGAGGAAGAAAAGGCACAACTATTGACTGAGGTAAAAAAATATAACGAGAAATAAAATGTCGTATTCTAATTTTGGATTTAAATCAAATGTGAGATCAACTGTATCTCCCACTACCTCTAACCCCAAATCAATTGAACCCAATGTAATTGAGGTTAGGGTAATTAAATCCATTGTTACAATAACTGATTCAAAATCAAATAATTTACCTGTTGGTGCTATAGTGGGAGAATCAACCAACCCTAACAACATAGGTAAAATTTATACCGCTAATCCATTAAACCCAAACATCACCAACATCCCAGTTATTGGTGAATTAGTTGATTTACATAAATCATCATCACCTAATTCAAACGGGATGCAATGGCTATATGGCCAACCTAAAGGTGCATATGGAACTACATCAGTAAACACAAATGGTGTAGAACCCAAATTATCACCAAATAAACCCACCTCCCAATCAACTGTAAAAAATTATCAAGCTGCCTCATTAGGAGTACCTATAACCCAACCTACCCAACAAAATACCCAACCAGCCCAATCAATTGAAGACTCTAAAATATCATCACTTGAATCAAATCCAGGTGATATTATATATGAGGGAAGACATGGGCAAAGTTTACGTTTAGGTAATACTGAAAAAAACCCTATCGTTATATTACGTAATGGGCAGAACCCCAATCAACCAATTGAACCGGGGTCACCAATAAAAGAAAATATTCAAGGTGACATGTCATCATTATATTTGACATCCAACCAAAAAATTGATTTCACCCCAGCATCATCAAAATATGGTATATCATATGCCACTCCCCCAGAATCAACTAATTCATATATAGGTCCACAATCTATACTCAATTCAGATAGAGTAATACTTAATGCTAAAAAGGATAGTATATTAATAAGTGGAAAACAATCAGTAGGTATATCAGCCGACAATAGTATTAACTTAGAATCCACTAATGTTATATTAAAAGGTATGATCTTGTTAGGTGATGAAAAGGCAACAGAACCAGCATTATTGGGGAATATCACAGTACAATATATAGATCAATTAGCAAGGGCAGTTAAAGCTTTAGCTAGCGTAATTGAAACCAGCCAATTATTTCCAGGAGGAACACCAGTCCCAGATGCTGCGGGTAATATAATAGGGGGTAATGCTTCATCTGTAGTATCGGATGTATTGAATAATTTAAATAGATGTAAATCAACAATAGTTAAAGTTAAATAATGGATACCCCATATAAAATAAATGGTCTGGTATTAGATAGTAATACTAATAACCCTATACCTAAGGTTAAAGTATATTATCTATCTAACACAACCTACACCAATAATAAAGGCGAATTTACCCTTTCAGGAACATATAGTGATGCTGAAAAAGTACATTTAAACCTTACAATTGATGGGTATGATTCATTATTAAACCAAAATGTATATACGTTAGATAACCATATTAAATCTAAGGTTATAATTAAATTAAAACCATTAGACAATTCTTCATACTCAAAAGATGTTTCATCTTCATTACAGATGAACTCATCTCAAATAGATTTAACCCTTAAATCTAAGAAAGACGCTAATTATTATATTCAAAAACGAATATCGAGTAATATAAGTGATTTACAAATCAAAATATTACCTAATATAATTAAATTAACTTACGCGTTTGGTATATCTAATTTAAGTTCATTAATTTCATTGCCATCAAGGGAAAAGCAACAATTTATAGACTCATTATCGTGCCCCCCCAAAGATGATTTAAACAAAATAATTAAACGTAAAAACTCATTAGTTCGCAAAATAAACCAAACACTTAAAGTAATAAACACATCTACCAAATTAGTGGGTATAACTGGTGGTATAATTGAGGCTCTTAATTTAGCATCAACTGTATTAATTGCTCTTCCTGTCCCCGTTGCTGTAGCAGGTGTAGGGGTACCAATGAACGTTATTACAGCTGTTCAACAAGCTATACCTAAAATCCAACAACAAGTATCCAAACTAAGAGCTATAAACGCAGGTATTTTATTAACCTTAGTTTCATTACAATTAATTTTAACCCAGATACTAAACTACCTATCTATACTTGACCAACTTATACAACACTGTTACCCAGATGCTGAACAAGAAAAAGTATCGGCTGAATTAACAGCACTTACCCAACAACAATCCCAACAACAATCTCCTGTTGTAACTGAGGTAAATGGATTTACTATGGGGGTTGAAACAGAAGACACAACTAAATCATTAAAGCGCAGACGAGCTATAGCAAATAATGCACAAGGTGTTACAATGTTGAAAGGAGAGTGGTCATTCAGTTCTATCGATCAGATATTAATAGATGAGCTTGTATTTTACATACAACAAAACAATTTAAAAGCATATTAATCCTATATTTATAACCGTATGAAAACATCAGAACTTAAACAATTAATCAAGGAAGCAGTACGTGAGGCAATCCAAGATGAGTTAAAAGACATATTATTGGAAGCAGTAAAATCTACTAAAACCATCGTTAGAGAATCATATACACCACAACCTGAAACACCTAAACCAACATTTACACAACCAACTATGGATGTGAGACAAAAATATATGGATGCATTGGGTGAAACCACTTTAGGATTTACTACACGAGACCTACCATTTTCTCCAGTAGGTGTTGACCCAGTAAACGGTAGTTTAGGAAACGGTGAATTGAGTATGGACCAAATTACACGTTTATTAAACAATAAATAATGGCATTTCAACCAATACAAATTAATCCAATCGACTTACAGGAGAGCGTAGCAGTGGGAGTAAATCTTCCATTTGCTGCATCTTCTGTTTTTGCATCTAATTACCAAACCAAAGATGCCATTAAAAACAATTTGATTAATTTTTTCCTCACCAACCCAGGAGAACGTCCATTAAACCCATCATTTGGTGGAGGTTTACGTGCTTTTATATTTTCTCAATTAACTAGCAACAATTTAGATTTTCTCCAAGACGATCTATCATCAAAAATTGCTCTATATTTCCCCAATGTTAAAATTGAGGATTTAACCGTATCTGGTGATTTCGACAACAACCAAGTAAATATATCATTGACGTATTCAGTAATTAACACCAATATAACTGATACATTGTCAATTAACTTCCAATAAGAGTATTATGAATAGAGATATAAAATATATCAACAGGGATTTTTCCGATTTTAGACAACGTTTAATAGAATATACTAAAACGTATTTCCCTGACACTTATAATGATTTTTCTCCTTCATCCCCAGGAATGTTATTTATGGAACAAGCATTATATGTTGGTGATGTTTTAA